ATGGACCTCAAGACTATGACCTGCCTTTGTTATGATTATCTGAATGAAGGTTATGATAAGTATTCGGATGCAGAGTTGACTGAAGAGTGTAAAGAATACTACCCTGAATTGTTGGAGGAGTGATACAAACCGTTCGGGAGTTCTTTATACTCCCGTTCGGCCGCCCGTGTGCCAGTCGTGGCAGTGTCCACCAATTGCCCCATTGCCCCCTGATCGGTGCAATACTAAGGCATACCAAACGAAACGAAACCAAATGCGCCTTGACGTGATCTGCCCCGCTGCTCCCTGGGAGAACACTACCACCGACGCCGATCGGGCATGGGACCTCTGCTTCTCCCTGTCTGAGGAGTACGGTTACTGTGAGATCCGCCAGGACGGCATCGTGATCGGAGACTACGGCAACCCCGCCACCTTCCTGGACTGGCGGTGACAGTCGGGGGAGTGTCCACCATTCTCCCCATTGCCCCCCATCTGCTGCCATACTAACCTCAGTTCACACGACACAGACTCATGCGTAAGATCGAACGTGAAATGAACGCTGCCATTTCTGACTCCCGCAACTGGCAATCTGGCAACACTGCTGTCGCTTACAACCCTGAAACTAACGAGTCGACAGTGTTCCTCCATGGTAACAAGATCGCCGTGGTTGGTGATGACTTCGTTCAAATCTTTGACGGTGGTTATCAGTCAAAGACCACTAAGTCCCGCCTGAATGCTATTCTTTCGGAGCATGGAATCAAGGGCGAATGTGTATTTCAAAAGAACTTCAATTGGTTCGTTCATAAGTTCATCGGACAGACCTCAATCACTGGTCCTGTCTATAACGAATACGACTTCACCAACGGTTTCATGTTCGCCTGATTATGATGAAAACTTACAAAGTTACTTTCACTGTCGTTTGTGACGGTCATCCTCGCAAATGGGTTCCTGATGCTATCTGGGAAAACCTGAATTCTGGTGATGGTGAAGATGTTCTGGAGTACAACTTTGAGGAGGTTGAAGAATAGGAATTAGGGGGCATTCGTGCCCCTTTCTTTATACCCAGGTCGGCTGCCCGACCAATTGGCGCACTGTCCACTACATACCCACAAGCGCCCTCACCTGCCCCTATAATGACTTCAGTTCAAACGACACCGATGCCCGTCACCGCTGCCAACCTTGCCAACATCAACCTGGCAGACATCCTGGAGGAGAACACCGAAGCACTCGCCGCTCGTGAGGCAGAGAACAATAAGTGGATCAATGCAGACGGTACTCCTAAGAAGAACCATATCTGGAAGTATGCATCCAAAACTCCTCAAGGTGATGCTGGTGAGAATGTAGTTGCCACCAGTATTCTTGTGATTCTGAATGCAGTCTACGGTGATGATGTTCAGTGCCGTGTGATTAACAAAGGTAAGGGTGAGTATGACATTCTCATCACTCTTCCTACTGGCAAAGAGTATAAGATTGAGGTGAAGACTGCCACTGAAGATGTCAATGGTTCTCATCAATTCAATGGTCTTCGTAAGGACGTTGACTATGACTTTGCCTTCTTGTTTGGTGTTGGACCCGAAGAGTTTTTCTTTGACATTGCCTCCCACAAGTATCTTTGTGAGACGATGACTACCAACATGAGCAAAGAAGTCGTGGGTTCTTATAAGCACACCATTTCCCAAAAGAACCTGAAGCGTTTCAATACTGAGAACCTTTATAACATGCTGGAGACCTGCGGCATCGTGTGACAGTTGGGGAACCGTCCACCAAACCGACACAGGACCCCCAGACCCCCTATACTAAGGGCATGAACAACGACGGACCCATGCCCAAGATGATGGACATCACGATCAGTGAGGAGACCTACGCCATCATTCAGAAACTGGCAGCGGATCGTATGGATGACCTGCTGAGCATCTATGATGAGTGTGATCAGGTGCCCTACCATGCCCAACGCATCCTAGAAGCGGTCACCATGTTCAGCAGTTGGGATCGGGGTGCAATCGAACAACTGGCACAGTTCCAACGCCTGATGCCCTGATCCCCCCTATACTAAGCACATGCAAAACAAACACATCGAACACCCCGAAGACACCATCCTGACGGGTGACCTGAATGCCCTGGACTGGTTTGAGGCAGCAGGTGCCCTGTCAGTGAAGATCGACGGTGCTCCCGCTATTGTTTGGGGTCGCAATCCTGCCACGGGTAACTTCTTCGTGGGCACCAAAAGTGTCTTCAACAAAGTTAAGATTAAGATCAACGAATCTCATGCGGAAATCGATCAGAACCACACAGGCGAAGTTGCAAAAATTCTGCACGCTTGTTTTGATTGGTTACCTCATACAGACGCCATTTTTCAAGGCGACTTTATTGGGTTTGGCGGAGAGTCTGAATACACTCCCAACACTATCACTTACAGTTTCGGAGAAGTAATCGACCAGGAAATCATCATTGCTCCGCATACCTATTATGAGGCAAATGGTGATCTCCGTGATAGTTGGGCAATCCCTATGTTGTTCACCATTACTGACACTGCCTATTGTAAGTTTGTGAAACCCAAGGCACGGATCTTCTCTGGCAATTATGACATCTCTCTCCGTTCCTTTAGTGATCTCTCTGAGGTGATTCAGTTTGCTAAAGTAATGGCACAGAATGTGACCTTTGTCGATGAGAAGAAAGCAAAGCAGATTAAGCAGGAACTGAATAAGTGTATCCGCGAAGGTGTGGAGATTGATGATAATGCATTTGACTGTGATTACACTCTGATTGCTTACTGGAAACTGATCAAATCTATCAAAGATGATGCACTCTACCTTTGCCGTAATGATGGTCCTGCTGCTTACATCGGATACGATCAGATTGATGCCGAAGGTTATGTCTACTCCAATGAGTTCGGTACAATGAAACTGGTCAATCGTGAGCGTTTCAGTCATGCTAACTTCAACAACGCTAAATTTAACAAAGAGGTGTGCCAGTGAGCGCACTGTCCACCCATGCCCCTTGGGCGGCGGATCTGCCCCCTATAATGGTTTCAGTTCAGACGACCCCCGATGACCTTCGCCGTTCAACCCGCCTACTGGACCAAGTTCGATCAGCATGGGTGCTGGTGGGCAACCTCCCTCAACCACGCCCAGCGGATCGCTGAATTCCATGGGATGGGTGAGGAGTGCATGATCTGGCGCGTCCCCGCTAGCGGTCGTGCTTACAAGTGGATGCGAGCAGGTGGCAAGGTGGATCAGGTCGATCAGATTGCCGACCTGGTGTACGGTGCCTGAACCGTCCACTATCCGCCCCGAAGGGCACCCCTAACCCCTTATACTGATCTCAGTTCAAACGACACCGATGAGCACCGCTACCTACAACGGTTGGGCAAACTACGAAACCTGGAACGCCGCCCTCTGGATCGGAAACGATGAGTTTCTGTACAACACCGCTAAGGCATGTGTTGAGTTCTGCGACTCTTGGGATACCCCTTGGGAGAAATTCCAACGTTGCATGTTGAATGGCATGATCGGTCGTTTCCCCGCTGGCACTGGTGACGGTGTGGCATGGGACAACGCCGCCATCGACGCCCAGGAGATGAATGAGATGATGGCAGAACTCTGATCCTCCCCCCCCTTTCCTTTCAAACCACAAACCAACATCCTACCATGACCCGCGACCTCGCTACCGCTCTTCTGAACCGTGCCGCCGATGGCACCCAACTCCTGGCAATCCTGGACACCATCGCCACCGACATGGAAACCCAGGGCATTGAGGATTGTGCCGCTCATTATGCTGCCATCTCTGCCCCCACTTCGGAACCGATCGCCTTCTGATCATGGCATCCCCGATTAAAGTCCGCGACGCCCGCCGCTTGATTCACAAGGCAGGCGGCGTCATTCGGTCGGGTGGCAGTCACGACAAGGTGACCCACCCTGACCTTTCCCAAACCTTCCACCTTCCCTCCCATGGCAGCAAAGGACGCTCAACCCTCTCCCCTGGCATGTCGTCAGAGTTTCGTAAATTCCACGCTCTCATGCTGACGGCAAAGGCATCCGCTGCCTGATCCGTGCTACAATTCCAAAGCAACCGACACCGACCCATGACCAAGCGCAACCCCACCTGCTTCCGCCTTGCCTCCGACATCAGCACCCGCCAGACAGGATGGGTCAGCAGCAACACTCTACAGGGCACAGCACACAGCGCCGCGCTCATTGCTGGGGTGTTTGCTGAGACCTTCCATGATGAGGCAGTCGCTGCCATCCCCTGCTTTGAGTGACCCTCATGCGTTCGTAGATCAGCAGTTGTGCGCCGTCCCCCTTCTGGGGCGGTCGCCGCCGTGTATATAAAATCCATGGGTCCCTCCAAGCTATAAAGTGTTACACTCGACCTTTCTATATAAATCTAAAATGGAAACACAAAAACCTGAGATGCAAAAAAATCCCGGAGAAAATATTACGACCGTAGAAGTCGATCCAATAACTGGTGAGTATTATGTTACAATTCCCGAATGGATTTTGAATGACTTTGGATGGTACGAAGGCACCGAAGTAAACATGGAGGTCGAAGGAGATTGCATTGTGATTACCGAAATCAAGCGCGATTGACTTCACCTAGATAATGTTGTATGATACTGAAGTAATTACACTCTATTATGGCTAAAGGATTTACTGTAAAAGCAAAGGCACCCACACCATCTCAAAGCGAAGCAGAGTGGGACTATGACAAGGCAAGAGAGATGATCAGAGGAAAGTCGATCGTCTTCTGCCTTCCTGGAAGAGGAGTCTCCTATGCATATCTGAAAAATTTTGTGCAATTGTGTTTTGATATTGTGCAGGCAGGTGCAAGCATTCAAATTTCACAAGACTATTCATCAATGGTGAATTTTGCTCGTTGCAAATGTCTTGGTGCTAATGTTCTCAGGGGACCAGATCAAATTCCCTGGGATGGTAAATTGAAGTATGATTATCAGTTATGGATTGATAGTGATATCATCTTTAATACCGAAAAATTCTATCAATTGGTTTTGATGGACCAGGACATTGCCAGTGGTTGGTATTGTACCGAAGATGGTAGAACGACTTCTGTTGCACACTGGTTAGATGAAGAAGACTTCTCAAATAATGGAGGAGTCATGAATCACGAGACACTCGAAAGCATTCAGAAGCGTCGTAAACCATTTACCGTTGATTATGCTGGATTTGGTTGGTTGTTGATTAAACACGGTGTCTTTGAGCACACAGAAATGAAGTATCCATGGTTTGCTCCCAAGATGCAAGTCTTTGAATCTGGAAATGTTCAGGACATGTGTGGAGAAGATGTATCGTTCTGTTTGGATGCAAAGGAAGCAGGCTTTGAAATCTGGTGTGATCCTCGCATTCGCGTCGGACACGAGAAGACAAGAGTAATTTGACATGTCTAACGAACTTTACAATATCTACTGTAAGGGACGTAAATTATACTCCAACTTGACACAGGAGGAGTATTTCGATACAATGGAGGACCTGTCGGTAGAGTTTTATCAGACAGGTGCTCCAAGACCTGAAGATCTTAACACTGAAATTATTAAGGAGAACTAATTATGGCTATGCGTAAGGGCGGCGGTTATATCGAAGGTGCCCCAAAGAAAACTCGTCAGGGCGCAGGAATGAATACTAAGTATGCAGCGTCTTCTCGCAATAAAGCAAAGAAGAAGTACCGTGGTCAAGGTAAGGGTTAAATAAGACAGTCAATAAAGTCTCATGAGTTGTTTAATCACCAATCTTCCATCAATTGAGGTATGGGTTCGTAAAGAATACCTTACAGACCATCAAAGTGGACATGGTGAATTTGTAAAGGGCGTTTGGGTTTCGGCAAAGTCGATTCCTGGACGCGCTTTTTATTTTGAAACTTATTTGCCAGAATATGCGGCAATGTACGATAAATTGCCCATCAGTGCCTTTCTCTCGTCACCAGAGACACCAGACCCTGATATGGACCTACCTAACCTACAGTTTTGGAACTGTATGGACTATGGTGTAGTCAGTATTGATAAAAAGTTCATTGGTAGTATGGACTTTGAGTGTTATACACGGGACTTTGGTATTCAAAAAGGAACTTATGTCTGCACAATTGACAATTATCACCGCGACCCAGACATGGTTGACTGGGCAACAAGTGAAAATCCTGCCGAACACAAGTCTCATAACCTTATTGAACTGAAAAATGGGCAATATGCACTCTATCCAAATAATAGATTACGTATTTTTGACAATAGTTTGACGCCTGCGGAACCAAAGATGCCAGATTTTAAGGTTTCGACTCAATATTATCAGGTAGAATGTGGTTATGATCGTCTTGGTATGGGCGATGAAGATGAATATCACTGGAAAACTGCCCAGGAAAGAAAAATAAATACTGATAAGGGATAGCAACCCCTCTAAAAGTTCTGTTTTTGCCAAAAAACAGGAGCTAAAATGGGAAATTTACCTGTAGATAGAAACACAGAGTACATGAGAGAGATGTGGGGAACCACAAAACTCATTTCAGATTATGGATCAATGCAAGAAAAACCAAAAAGAGTGATCACAGAGGTAATGCACGACCTTGCACCACGCCATGATCTTAAAAAACAGACGGAATTGCACGAAAAAATTCGCAATGACGATGATTATGATGATTGGGAGTATGGAACCGAACCTTCTTATGGAACTGAGGTATAAATAAGTTCAGAAAACTCTAACCAAAATGGCGGTTCAAAGGATATCAAGATCATTTAAAGATATTAGTTTATCCTTTGAACCACATCCTGTGACAAAGGACTTACCAATCCTTAAAAATGAGAATGCAATTAGAAGATCTGTACGAAATTTGGTAGAAACCATACCAACTGAGAGATTTTTTAACTCTCTTCTTGGTTCTGAAGTTCGTTCAAGTTTATTTGAGTTTGTTGATTTTGGTACTGCTTCGGTAATTCAGCAACAAATTGAGATTACGATTGAAAATTTTGAACCAAGAGTTGAAAATCTTCAGGTTCTCGTTGATCCTCGTCCAGACTTAAACGAATTTGAGGTTACTGTAATATTTGATATTGTGGGTCAGGAGTTTCCGACACAAGAATATTCGTTCCTACTAGAGGCAGCAAGATAATATGCCTTTTACTAAGTTTACAAATCTAGATTTTGATCAGATAAAGACCTCAATCAAGGACTATCTTCGTGCTAACAGCACATTTAGTGACTTTGATTTTGAGGGATCAAACTTTTCTGTACTAATTGATACATTAGCATATAACACTTATATTACGGCATTTAACTCCAACATGATTGTTAATGAGTCCTTCCTGGACTCGGCAACACTCCGTGAGAATGTCGTTTCTTTAGCAAGAAATATTGGTTATACACCACGCTCTAGAACCGCAGCAAGGGCGACGATATCCTTTACTGTATCAACTAGCGAAAACACACCTACACTGACCTTACAGAGGGGTTTGGTGTGCGTAGGGAATGCAAATGATACTACCTATACATTCTCCATACCAGAAAACATAACCGCGACTGTAGTTGATGGTGTGGCATCCTTTAGCAACATAGACGTTTATCAAGGAACATATCTAACAAAAAGATTTGATTATGATGGATCTTTAGACCAAAGATTTATTCTCGATAACTCTTTTATCGATACCTCAACATTATCGGTTTATGTTAGAAAAACAACAGAAAGTGGATTGGGTATTGAGTATGCCGGAATAGACAATATTTTACAAACTGATGGAAATTCTAGAATTTATATTCTGCAAGAAGTTCAAGATGAAAAATATGAGATAAGATTTGGCGATGGAATAATTGGAAAAAAACTTGGAGATCAAGTTGGTGGTGATGGAACTGTTATAACCGCAAATTATATTATTTCTGATGGTGAAGAGGGAAATGGTGCCAGCGTCTTTTCTTTCTCGGGAAGCATTGTAACTGCCTCTAACACTCTGATTAATCCTGGAAATATTACAATAACGACAAACCAGGCATCTCAAAATGGTTCTAGTATTGAACCAATTAATTCTATCAAATACTATGCACCAAGAATGTATTCGGCACAAAACAGAGCCGTTACTTCACGTGATTATGAAGCTATCATAAAAAGGATATATCCAGAAACTGAATCCGTCGCTGTTGTTGGTGGAGAAGAATTAGATCCGCCAGAGTATGGAAATGTTTTATTGAGTATTAAACCAAAGAACGGAAGTTTTGTCTCTGATTTTAATAAGTCAAGAATATTAAGTCAGTTAAAACAATACACTGTTTCTGGTATCAATCCAAGAATAGTAGATCTTAAGATTCTTTATGTTGAGATAGATTCATCAGTCTATTATAATAGCACGCAAGTTTCTAGTGCGGATTCATTAAAAACGAGAGTATTAAATGGTTTGACAAAGTACTCAGAATCATTAGATCTTAATAAGTTTGGTGGTAGATTCAAATATAGTAAGGTTCTCAGAGTAATTGATGATACTGATACTGCAATCACTTCTAACATTACTAAAGTTAAAATAAGGAGAGATCTAAAGGCATCTTTAAATCAATTTGCCCAATATGAATTATGCTTTGGAAATAGATTTCATGTAAATCCTACCGGACTTAATATCAAATCCACAGGATTTAAAATTTCTGGCGAATCTTCCACAGTATATCTTACAGATACTCCCACAATTGCTTCTGGTGGAAGGGATATAACAAATGTTAGTGATGCTGGAAATCTATTTTTAACCAGACCAACTAATCTTAATGTGAAGACGGGTGTTATTTCTGTAGTTAAAATGGATAGCACTGGCAATAGAACCACTGTTATTAAAGATGCTGGAACAGTTGACTATGAAAAAGGTGAGATTATTCTCAGTACAATCAATATAACATCCACTACTAAAGAAAACGGAATCATTGAGATACAAGCATTCCCAGAATCTAATGATGTTGTGGGATTAACAGATTTGTACCTATCTTTTGATGTTTCAAAAAGCACAATAAATATGGTAAGAGATGTGATTGCCTCTGGCGATGAAATAACAGGAAATGTATTCACTAGAGATTATTATACATCAAGTTACTCAAACGGGAATTTAGCAAGAAACTAATATGATACAGACTGGATTTGATTCTAGAGTTAAAGTTCAGCAAATTATTGAGAGCCAACTTCCAAGTTTTATATTGGAAGAATCTCCAAATGCGTCTGAGTTTTTAAAGCAATATTATATTTCTCAGGAATATCAAGGCGGATCAATAGATATTGCCGAAAATTTAGATCAATATCTTAAGATAGAAAATCTTACACCAGAAGTAGTAGTAGACAGCTCTATATTATCTTCCAGCATCTCATCTTCTGATAGTGAAATACAAGTATCAAGTACTAAAGGATTTCCAAAAAAATATGGATTATTGAAGATTGATGAAGAGATTATTACGTATACGGGAATAAGTGGAAATACTTTTACTGGATGTATTCGTGGATTCAGTGGAATTACTAGTTACCACCAAGATTTAAATCAAGAAGAACTAACTTTTACATCATCTTCTGCAGCATCGCACGCTTCAAATTCTAGTGTCCAAAATCTAAGTTCACTATTTTTAAAAGAGTTCTATCAAAAATTAAAGTATACCATTGCACCAGGTCTTGAGAAAACTGACTTTGCATCAGAATTAAATGTAGGAAATTTTTTAAAGGAATTAAATTCTTTTTACAAAGCAAAAGGCACTGATGAATCGTTTAGAATTTTATTTAATGTTTTGTATAATGAAAATCCAAAGATTGTAAATTTAGAAGAATTTTTAATCAAACCTTCATCATCAAAATATGAGAGACAAGAAGTAGTAATTGTAGAAGTAATATCTGGTGATAACCCCCTTAATCTTCTGGGGCAAACCGTAAAAAAATCAACAGATGATAGTACTAGTGCTTCAGTTTCATCCATAGAACCTTTTAATAGAAATTCTGAACAATATTATAAATTATATTTGTTTGTGGGGAACAATGAATTTTCCGCTATTGAAGGAAATTTCTCAATCACTCCAAATACAAAAACTGTTAGTGCATCATCAGTATCTTCGTCAGTAATTACAGTCGATTCCACTTTAGGATTTCCACAGAGTGGCACATTAGTATCTGGAAACAATACTATCACTTACACCGACAAATCAATTAATCAATTTTTAGGATGTTCTGGCATTAATGAGAATATATCAAAAAATTCGTTAGTCAGAAATACAGACACCTACTTTGGTTATGAAGATGGTGATACTACCAAAAAAGTAGAATTTAGAATTCTGGGAGTATTATCCGATTTTGTACCAACATCGGAGGATATTAATGTTTCTGAAGGTGATATTATAACAATTAAAAATGTTGGCGATTTAATCAAAAACCCACAAAACAAAACCTATAAAGAAGTATTTGCAAATTCGTGGATATATAACACTTCTGCTAGGTACAAGGTATCTGAAATAGGATCAAATTATGTATTGGGAAGTAGCATTGACAGATCCAGTTTAAAGGTTGGAGACAGAGTAGAACTCTTAGAAAGAGATACAGAAATTTTAGCACCTGAGAACAACAACCCACATATTAGTCAAATTATTTCAGATAATACTGTAAAGATAGAGGGATCTTTTACAGTTGATTCCAGCAAAGTATATGATTTAAGAAGAAAGACTAACTTTGCTAGTAGTTCTGGTGTTTCTATTGAATATGGAAATGATGCGATTACTTCAGACATACAAAATCTCTATACAGATGGTGAAGATTTCTCATATGTCGCATCCAATTCTTTACCATCATCAAACATTTCAGGATTTTCCTATCCATACAGATACACAATAACGAGCAACATTAAAAGTGCTGGAATATCTTCGGAAAGTAATCTTTTTGATGCAGATTCAGATGGTAATTATAGTACAATAGGTTTTTCAGATTCTGCACCATTCTTAACAGGGGACAGGATTTATTATCAACCAAATTCAACACCACTTGTTGGTTTGGATACTGGTAGCTATTATGTTGAAGTACTTCCATCAAATAATAAAAGAATTCGTTTATATTCTTCGAGTTCATTTATAGGTGGATCTTCTTTCTTAAAATTTAGTGTTCCAGATTCTGGACTTGATCTTCAAACGTTTACATTATATTCACAAAGATCATCTGAAATTGGTATTCAGAAAACACTTAAAAAATTCCCATTGAAGTCAAAAATAAGAAATCCTGGAAAAGAAACAATTCCTGGAACAACAGGAATGTTGATCAATGGTGTGGAAATTGGAAACTATAAGTCTTTAGATAAAGTTTACTATGGTCCTTTAAAATCAATAGATGTATTGAGTGGTGGAGAAAATTATGATGTTATTAATTTGCCAACAATATCAATTTCTTCAGGATCTTCCAGTGCATTAGCACAACCAGTAATAAGTGGATCCATTAAAGAAGTTTATATAGATTCTCAAAATTATGATATAGACAAAGTTGTTTCAGTTGATATCTCTGGTGGAAATGGTTCTGGTGCAATATTAGAACCAGTAGTCATTAAAAGATCTAGAGACATAACTTTTGATGGAAGAACGTTAGAAACTGGTGGTGGAATTAGTACAACAGGAAATAGAATTACATTTTTAAATGACCACAACTTAAACAATGGAGAGCAAGTAGTATATAACTCAAATGGAAATTTTCAAGTTGTAATTGGAATAGGAACGTCCACATTAATAAACAATGCGTCTTATTTTGTAAAAGTTGAAAATAATAATACCGTTAGATTGTTTGAATCATTGACAGATTATAATTCAGATTCAAATTCTGTTGGATTTTCTACTGGAACTCAAGGGATACACAAGTTCAGCACTGTAACTCCAAAAAATACAATATCTTCTATAAAGATAATTGATGGTGGTAGTGGATATACTAACAGAAAATTAATTGTTAAAGGTTCCGGAATATCTACAATTAATAATTCGGTTAATTTTGCAAATCATGGATTTAATACTGGAGATCTTGTAACCTATGATTATGAAACTAGTGGTATATCTGGTCTGTCAACATCAAATCAATATTACATTTTAAAAGTTGATGATGATTCTTTTAGAATTTGTAATGCTGGAGTTGGTGGAACTAGTACATCAGACTTTAATAGAGAAAACTATGCAAAATTCTCTGATACTGGATCTGGATATCAATACTTTGCTTATCCTTCAATTTCCGTTACCGTAAAATATAATCCAGTTGGTTTTGGAACCAGTACTCAAACTTACCAAGAGATCGTTACAACACCAATTATCAGAGGATCTATAGAGAATGTTTATCTCTATGAAAATGGAACTGGGTATGGTTCTACGATTTTAAATTATGAGGATACTCCATCATTAACAATTAAAAATGGTAAAAATTCTTCATTGATACCAAATGTTGTTAATGGTCAAATTGTTTCTGTAAACATACAATATGGTGGAGAAGAATACTACTCTCTTCCAGATTTAATTGTAAATGATTTGAGTGGATCTGGATCTGGTGCAAAACTTAGACCAGTCATCACTAATGGAAAGATAACTGATGTTATTGTAGTAAGTACTGGTATTGGTTATTCAAGTACTGACACCTCCATTTTGGTAAAAGCGGCTGGAATCAACGCAGTTCTGTCTCCAAAAATTAGAGATCTTACAGTAAATAATAATTATAAATTTGGTAATGAAATATTATTAGAATCTAACAATAAGTTAAAGTACACAGTATCTGGTTATTTTGACGGTTTAAGAAATTCATTCGGAGAAAGTTCTGGAAATATATCGGGAATTATTGGATGGGCATATGATGGGAATCCAATTTATGGTCCTTTTGGATACTCGGATCCTGAAAACATTTCATCGTCAATAGCAAGGTTATCATCAGGGTATACTTTAGATACATCATATGTTGATAGACCCTCTGGTTTTACATCTGGATTTTTTGTAGAGGACTACAGATTTACAAATTCTGGGAATCTGGATCAATATAATGGAAGATTTGGTAAGACTCCAGAATTTCCAAACGGCGTTTATGCATATTTTGCATCAATTAATGCATCTGGTACTCCAACATTCCCATACTTTATTGGAAATTCATACAAATCTCAGACATTAGATGAGAATACAACATTAGATCAAACATTTGATTTTACTAATACTAATTTACTAAGAAATACTTTACCATATAAAGTTTCAGACAATAATGCGGGATATGATTTTATTTCGGAAATAGATGACATCACTCGTCAGAAAATTGTAGTTGAGTCTGTTACACGAGGTGGTGTGGAAAGTTTTGTTATAAAAAATGCGGGAACGGGATATAAAGTTAATGATATTCTCAATTTTGATAACTCTGGTACAGATGGTGGCGGAGCTTACTCGTCCATTTCTTTTGTTGAAGGTAAGGAGATAACAGAAATAAACACAACAGTGAGTACATATGAAGATTCAGTATTCACTTGGGTTGATGGATCTAAGATAAAAGTAACAATTTCTCCAAACCACACTTTAAATGATAATGATTATGTTTCTATTTCTGGTTTCTCTACAAGTTTATCCTCACTAAATGGAGTTCATAAAATAAATGTAGATGTTAAGAATTCTGTTGCTATTTCTTCAATTCCATCTACTGCAAGTATTGGTGGAACTGAAATTTATGTCTCAAGAATTCCTGAAAATATTTCAGTGGGAAGTAGCATTGGAATAGGATCTGAAACTTTAAAGGTTTTGGGTCTATTTAAGAATCAGAATATCATAAGAGTTGAGAGGGGGTTGACAGGAACATCACACAATGAAAATTCTTCCATATCATTCCTCCCAGATTCATTTACGATTGATAGTCAAGTTGATTTCTTTGATTCAAAAGTAAACGATAAAGTTTTCTTCAATCCAACAGAATCTGTTGGATTTGGAACAACACCAGGTCAGTATCACTTATCAACCTTTGATTTTGGTGATAAATCTGGAGTTACTAGAGGGATACCTAGTAAGTCAATATACCTTGAAAACCATCCTTTTAAAAATAACCAGAGGATCACATACACCACTAATGGAACTAATATTTTAATTTCCACCGACGGTGTAAACACAAGCAATTTGCCATCCGATCTTTTTGTAATTAATAAAGGATCCAATCTAATTGGATTAAAAACTAGTTTAAATTCTAGTGAATTATTCTATCATAGTGGTGGTGATGATGATGATTTATATTCTTTTGAGTCATCTTACAGTCAAATAACTGGAAAAGTTGAAAAAATAAAAGCAACTGTTTCAGTATCAACTTCACATCAGATGTCAGTAAATGATGTTGTAGAACTTACTGTAAATCCAAATCTTTCGGTAGGAATAGGTACGTCAACGTCGGTAAGAGTTTCTAGAAATAGTGTGACCGAAAAATTATTGATAAATCCAATTGGATTTAGTTCTACAGGAGTTAATACTAATACAAATACAATTACGGTTAATAACCACCAATTAGATACTGGAGACAAAATTCATTATTCTTCAGATTCAGTAGCATCTGGATTATCAACAGGCAGTTACTATGTGTTTAAAATTGATTCTAATACCGTAAAACTTTGTGAAACGTATAAAGATTCTTTATCAATACCTCCAGTTTCTGTAAGTATTGCAAGCACCGGCGGTGAATCACAATTTTTATCTTTAATTAATCCAAAGATTGAAACAGTAAAAAATAATAATTTAGTATTTGATTTATCAGACTCTTCTCTGTCAGGGTATGACTTTAAAATTTATAGAGATAATCAATTTAAAGATGAATTCGTCTCTACTGCATCTACATCATCATTTAATTTGGGATATGGAACAACCATTGGAACAGTTGGAGCTGCATTGACAATTTCTTATGACTCCAGTTTACCAAAAACTCTTTACTATAATATAGAAAAGTCTGGATTTATAAGCACTGCCGATACTGATGTAAAAAATTACTCTGAAATAGTACTAGTTGATAGTTTATATAATGGAAAATATAATGTTGTAGCGGTAGCAGCAACTACATTTGATATTGTTTTAGAAGAAGTTCCAGAGAATCTATCATACACTAAAAATAACTGCGATGTATTAAAGTATATTACGTCATCTACAACATCTACTGGAGGAATAGGGAAACTAAACTTAATATCTAATGGATATGGTTATAAGAACTTACCAATTGTAGATGGAATTTTGACACAAAATGGAAAGGATTCCTACGTTCTTGCAAAATCTAATAGTGTAGGTAATGTAAATCAGATTAGAATTAAAAACGAAGAATTTGAATATTCATTTGATCCCACATTAAATCCAACTGCATTTGTTTCTCCTAATATTATTTTAAATAATTCAAACACTTTAGAATCTATTACCGTCAATAACGGTGGAAGAGGATACACAGAATCTCCAGATGTTGTAATTGTTAATTCATCTACGGGAGAAAAAATTGATTCTGGATTATTAACCGCAAACTTGGTTGGCGAATCTGTAAATTCTATAACAATAGAAGAAAATCCAAAAGGACTTCCCGAAGACTCTGTTAGATTATTTACTATTAATAATACAAATGGTATAAGTGTTCAAAGAGTAGAATCCAATTCTACTGGCATATTTACTTGCTCTATAACAGTACCACCTCTTGGTTTTTCCACATATCCATTTGCTGCTGGAGATCAAGTTTTTGTTGAGGGAATACAAAAATTTAGTTCAAGTGGTTCTGGTTTTAATTCTGAAGATTATGGATATGTTTTATTCTCTGTGGATTCTTATATAGAATCATCTCCATATCATAAGGTTGTTTTTGATCTTTCTAGTGTATCTAATGGCGGATTAACAACTAATACTGGAATTGCTAAAACCATCCAGGATGGATTTGCGACTTTAATACACGAAGATGAATATCCAACGTTTGATATAACACAAAGAAGATTGAATTTCAGTATTGGTGAACAGATTGTCTCTAATAACATTGTAAGAGATTTGTTTGTTTCGGATTATGATGGAACTATTCTTAAGGTATTTGGTACTTACGATCTAAGTTTAAATGAAGTTATAATTGGTAAAGAATCAGGAACAGTAGCAACTGTCAATGAAATTGGCATTAACTCTGGAACATTTAAAATTGGATATTCAATACCACAAAATATTGGATGGATTGACGAAGTTGGAAAACTAAATTATGACAATCAAGTTACTCCAGATAATGACTACTATCAAAATCTTTCATATTCAATACAGAGCACTAAGGAATATAGTGAAATCCAATCCAAAATTAAACCATTACTACACACTAGTGGATTAAAGGATTTTGCAGATACTGGTATTACCTCAACAACAGACGCATCAGATCTTGTAGGAACTGATGAAACAATAGTTGTTCGTGATTTTATAGATGATCTTAGAGTAGATACAATTTACGATTTTGATTTGGTTCAGGATATTGACATTGATTCGGCAACAGGAAATTCAAAATATCTAAAATTAAAAAATACAAAACTTACAGATTATATCAAAAATATTGGTAATGATGTTTTATCCATTGATGATATAAGTGATCGTTTCTCAAATTCAGAAAGTAACCCTAGTGAATTTTTTAACATCATTAAACTCGACTCTTCAAACTCTTATGAAAACTTCTTAATTCGTGTCACAAGTTCGGATAACAGTGAAATTCAATTCAGCGAAGTTGTAATTTTAAATGATGGAACTAATAGTTATCTTGTAGAAAAGGGTAGCATTGTAAATGTGGGAGTTGATACAACTTTACACTCATTGAATGAGCAGTATGGTGAATTTTCTGTAGTAGTTGATGATCTTGGTGATAGTTATCTTAGGTTTATTCCTGTAGATCCATATGATACAGATTATGATTTAAAACTTGTAAGAAATACCTTTACTTCGTCCTCTGTCGGCGTCGGAACAACATCAGTTGGTTTCTCAAACTTGGTAAGTTCTACAGGAATAGCGACCTCTGGAATAACAACAAACATAGCCTCATTTAGCACTGCAGATTTTGAGTCTCTATATGCAAATGTTCAAGTAGTTAATTCCGCAACAAATGATATGAATTTTGTTGAGGTATATGTTTCTGCGGCAGGAACAGATACTTATATTTCGGAATACTATTTTGATTCAGATCAAAATCTGAACTTCTCAAATAATTTTATAGGATCATTTGGAGCAAATATTTCTTCTGGAGTTCTAACATTAGATTACACCAATACTTCTTCAGATGATAATTTACTGAGAGCAAAAATTGTTGGTTTTGGAACAACATCTACTGGTGTTGGAATTCCTTATAGATTTAAATTGGATAGACAACCAACAGGATCTGAAAGAACAGTCATCTATCAATCCGATTTTACTGTCGGTGTTGGAACAACTTCAATAGTTTCTGTAGATAAAACCTTATTCAATTCTATAAAATCACTAGTAGAAGTGAGCATTGGATCTACAAAAGCAGTTCATCAAGTAATGATGATACAAGATGATAATGATGTTTACGTACAACAATCAGCTCTTCTTAGTGTTAGTTCAAATTCCACATTTGATGATGTATTGGGAATAGGTACTTTTGGTGGAAATAATAGTGGATCAAACCTAGAACTCAACTTCTACCCAGATTCGGAGTTTTCTGCGGAAAATATTGTAATATCCGCATTTAGTCAGTGTTTTTATAATGATTTAGATACAGAAAATACACCACCAACTCTTAATTATGGAAATATTCAGGAATCTGTAGATCTCAAGTTTTACAACGCTATAAATGGTGACAGAATTAATAGATCTAATTTTAATTTAACATCTGGTGGAACTCAAATATTTGTAAAATCATTCGATCCACAGGATACTTCAGTATTAAACTCCTCTACAGGAACTTTTACAGTACAAAATCACTTCTTTAAAAATGGTGAAGAGTTAATTTACACTCCAAAATCATCAATAATTGGAATTGCAACAACTGCAATGACCTATACTGATGGCAGTGTTACAGATCTACTTCCCTCTACAGTTTTTGCAATTGTAAATAACCTAAATGCTGATGTTTTCCAAATATCAACAGTAAGAAGTGGAACAGCAGTAACATTCACTGATCTTGGCGGTGGAAATAATCACCAATTTGAAATGTCTAAAAAGAATGAGAAATCCATTATCGTCATTGACAACTTAATTCAACATCCATTAATTTTTACAAACATTTCTCACACTTTATCTGAATCTATTGAAACATCTACCACTACTTTTAGTTTGAGTGGAATATCCTCCATTAATCCACTCGATATTCTTAAAATAGATGATGAATTTGTCAGAGTCAATAATGTTGGTTTGGGGACAACAAGTGTAGGTCCAATCACTAATTCCGGATCGTTTAATTTGGTAGAAACTGATAGAGGATTTGTCGGAACGTCATCAACATCACACACATCTTCAACACAAGTCGATATTTATAGAGGATCTTTTAATATTGTAGAAAATGAAATACATTTCACAGAATCTCCTAGAGGAAATCCTCAAATTACAAAAACAGAGTCTAATTTAGATTTTGATACGTCAACTTTTAGTGGGCGTGTATTCCTGAGATCTGATTATACCACCAATAAAATATATGATGACTTGTCCGAACAGTTTAACGGCATCGGAAGAACTTTCACATTACAAGTTGGTGGTGCAAATACAACTGGAATTGGATCTATTGGGGGTAGTGGAATTGTTCTCATAAATGGAATATTCCAACAACCAACCACAACAAATAATCCAAGTGGCAATTATAAGATATTAGAAAATACTGTTGTTGGTGTTAGCACCATAGAATTTTCTGGTATTACAAAACCAGAAACAGATCCTCTGGAGTATGTTATTTCAGATTATGATGTTAATCAAAATGAGACTCCAAGAGGTGGAATTATTGTTTCACTAGGATCAACACCAGGTCTTGGTTTTGCACCACTTGTAGGTGCTTCTGTAACTGCCATAGTGGGTGCAGGAGGATCTATTTCTGGAATAACAACTGCACTTCCTGGAGGTTCTTATGGTTCTGGTTATAATGGATTAACATCTATTGGAGTAACTGTTTATGATCCAACGCAAGATGCTGGTGGTGATCCAGCAATAATAACGGCAACTGTTGGAGCAGGAGGAACCCTTTCATTCTCAATTGTTGGATCTGGTGGAACTGGATATAATAATCCCAAAGTACATGTTTCTGAACCAACTTATGAAAATCTTTCTGTTATTGGTGTTTCTAGACTTGGTATTGGCAATACAACTCAGACGGGTATTGGTCTTTCTGTAAGTTTGAAAGTTGGTTCAGTTGGTATAGCATCAACATATTTTGGAGTGACTGAATTTGATATAACCCGAAATGGTTATTCCTTTAGAAGAGGTGATGTTTTTAAACCTGTCGGACTTGTTACAGACTCTACACTTTCCTCACCAATTTCAGAATTTGAACTAACCGTTATTGAAACTTATTCTGATAAATTTGCGGCATGGGAATTTGGTGAACTAGATTTTATAGATTCTATTTCCGATTACCAAGATGGTGTAAGAACAACATTCCCACTATTTTATAACGGGGAACTTCTAAGTTTTGAGAAAGATCTTGATTCCAGAATAAGTCTGATAAACTGCTTATTAATCTTTATAAACGGAGTACTCCAAGAACCAGGTATTTCTTATGAATTTGATGGTGGAACATCGTTTAAATTTACAACCGCACCAAAAGTAGAAGATAAAATCTCAATTTATTTTTACAAAGGCACAAATTCTGATGTCCAACTTATAACTGGAGTCTCAGAAACTCTGAAAAAAGGTGACATTGTTCAGGTTCTTAAGAGTAATGATTATCCAGGAATATTGGCTCAAGACAAGAGAACAATATATGATTTATCATTCTCCGATAAATTTGAAACGAATTTGTATTCTGGTCCTGGAATTAGCGCAGAGTATAGACCACTCAGTTGGACTAAACAAAAGGTTGACAAAAAGATTAATGGAGAATTAGTATCAAAATCTAGAGACTCAATTGAATCTCTTGTATTCCCAACAGCAAATATAATAAGTGGTCTGTCCACAAGTGATACTCAGGTATTCGTAGATACTGTTGAATTGTTTAGATATGAGAATCCAGATTTGTCATCATTCGATTGTTTGATTGTTAATGGAATATCAACCAGTGCTAATGGATCTGTAGAATTAGTATCTAACTTTACAACAATACAAGGTGATTCTGGATCTATAGTTGGAATAGCATCAACTACCACACCAAATTTGGCAATAGAATTTACTCTAGATTCTTTAGTTTCTTCCAATTTACAAGTTGGATATCCTATTTACATATTTGATACTTTAGTTGGAAATGGCGTAACTTCTATTATAAGTTCAGATAGTGAAGTCATTGGAATAGGAACTACTTATTTGGATAATGTTTATCATGTTGAGGCAATAAACAACTCAACTGGAATTATTACTTGTCGTGTTCATTCCGCTTCATCTCTCTTAGGAATTAATACAACTGGAACTTCTAGTTATCCAGTTGGTAGATATTCATGGGGTAGATTGTCAAATACATCTGGTTTGGTTAGATCTTCTAATCCAATATCTATTGGTGTAACTGGAGGATTAGTTTCGGGTTTATCAACATATCCAACTATTCAGAGGAGGAATGTTGGTATAAGGTCTACTGGCGCTCTACCTAAACTGTTATAAATATCTAAAAAACTATGTTAATATGGCTGCTGTCGTAACAGATCAATTTAGAATATTGAATGCGAATAATTTTGTAGATTCAGTTTTAGATGATAATAATTCATACTATGTGTTTTTAGGTCTTCCAAATTCAAGTGTCACTGGATTTGGAAGAACCTCTGATTGGAATACTTCGTCTAGTGGACCACCAAGTCCTACAGATAATTTGCAATATTTGTCTCATTACAAAGATACTGGATTGTTTGGTAAGAGAGTCACGAGTGCAAACATTAGAAGAGTTATAAGAAAAGTTCAATGGACAACCAACACTGCCTATGACATGTATAGGCATGATTATAGTGTATCAAATCCAACACCAAATTCCCAAACAAGTAGGTTATACGACTCAAATTATTATGTAATTAATAGTGACTATAAGGTGTATATCTGTATTGATAATGGATCGTCGGGTACAAATATTACTGGAAGCAGATCAAAATTTGAACCAACATCTACAGATCTGCAACCATTTTCTGCAGGTTCTGATGGATACTTGTGGAAGTATTTGTTCTCAATCTCCCCAAGCGACGTTATAAAGTTTGACTCTACCGAATATATTGTAGTTCCAAACGATTGGGCAACTACATCAGACTCACAAATTCAGTCAGTTAGAGAGGCTGGGGATTCAGACACTAATAATAATCAAATTAAGAAAGTTTATATTAAGAGTGGTGGAACAGGTTATTCTAATGGAACATACGATATTCTAGGAGATGGATCTGGTGCTAAGGTTTCTGTAACTGTTGATAGTAATGGTACAATTACATCAACAAACATAACCTCTGGTGGAAGTGGATATACTTTTGGTATAGTTGATTTAAAACGAACTGGAACAATATCTAGTGCAGCAAACTTAATACCAATCATACCACCATCAAAAGGTCATGGATATGATATCTACACCGAACTTGGAACGGATAGGGTCTTAGTTTACTCTAGATTTGATAGTTCAACTAAAGATTTTCCAGTTGATACTAAATTTTCACAAGTTGGGATTGTGAAAAATCCAAAAGAATATGCAGGTGTTTCTACATTTACTGGATCAACTTATTCTGGTCTATATGCACTAAAATTAGACGCCTCTTATACAGGAACACCTACTGTCGGAGAAACAGTTTCCCAAACTCAATCAGCGTCAGAGATTGCAAAAGGATACGTTGCTTCATATGACAGCACCACTAAAGTTTTAAAGTATTTTAAAGATAGATCACTTTTCCTTACAAATGGTGTAAGTCAAGAAGATAGAACAACTATTGGTGTAAATTCTAAAATTATAGAATTTAATAATACTGATAGCATTTCCTTCACATCAGCAACTAGTACCACAGTTTCTGCTGGATTTACTGGAAGTTCTGAAAATGGAGTTAATCTCGGTGTAACCTTTACGGGTGGACTTGCAAATCCAGAGATAAATAAAAAGACGGGCGATATTATCTACATCGATAATAGACCTGAAGTTGAAAGAAATCTTAGGCAAAAAGAAGACGTTAAAATCATTCTGGAATTCTAAAAAAGATGGCACAAAAAACAGACTTAAATATCAACCCTTATTTTGATGATTTTGATTCGGGTAAAAACTTTTATAAAGTCTTATTTAAGCCAGGATATCCAGTTCAGGCACGAGAACTGACTACTTTACAATCAATACTTCAGAACCAAATTGAATCTTTTGGAAGTTATACTTTTAAGGAAGGCACAGTTGTAATTCCAGGAAATGTTGCATATGATGGTCAGTTTTATGCCGTAAAATTAAATTCCACCACATTTGGTGTTGACATATCATTATACATCAATGAGTTTATAGGTAAAAAAATAACAGGTCAAAATTCAGGAACTACTGCAACTATCCAATATGTTGCTCTACCTGATGGTGACTCAGTTGAAGAAGTTACAATTTATGTAAAATACGTAGATTCTAATAATAATTTTGTTTTTGATCAATTTGAAGATGGAGAGTCTTTATACGCGGACGAAAATGTAGTTTATGGAAATACTAATATCAGTGCCGGAACTCCTTTTGCATCTTTAATCAATAACAATGCAACTTCTATTGGATCAGCAGCGTCCATAGGAGAAGGAGTTTATTTCATTAGAGGATTCTTTGCAAATGTTTCAAAACAAACAGTAATATTAGACTATTATACAAATACCCCATCATATAGAGTTGGTTTATCTGTACAAGAATTGTTAATTGGTGCAAAGGATGATTCTTCCTTATATGATAATGCTAAGGGATTTACCAATTTTGCAGCACCTGGAGCAGACAGACTTCAAATAAATTTAACATTAACAAAAAAATTAATCACAGATACTAACGATACAGACTTTATAGAACTTCTTAGAATAGAAGATGGAAGAATAAAAAAAATTGAGAATAAAACTCAACTCAATAGACTTGGCGATTATATTGCGGAAAGAACATATGAAGAATCTGGTCACTATGCATTAGATAATTTTAAAGTTGCATTGCATAATTCCCTCAACGATAAATTGGGAAATGATGGATTATTTTTTGAAACTCAATCAACAGAACAATTAAACACACCATCAGATGATTTAATGTGTGTAAAAGTTTCTCCAGGAGAAGCTTATGTTGGTGGTTATAATGTAGAAAAAGTTTCTACTACTATTATAGATGTAGAAAAACCGAGAGATACTGCAACCGTATCAACTGCAAATATTCCCTTTGAGATGGGAAATCTTTTGAGAGTTAATAATGTATCTGGCGCACCAAAACAAAAAGAATCTATTGACTTATTCAATCAATTTGCGGGCGGAGGAACACAAATTGGTGATGCAAGAGTCTATACATTTAATTTAACAGGATCTTCCTATCAAGACGAATCAACAAATTGGGATTTGTATCTATACGACATTCAAACATATACATCTTTAACATTAAATACACCGGTAATACCTTTAGGATTAATAACGTCATCATACATTAAAGGTAAGAGTAGTGGAGCTAGTGGTTATGCAGTTTCTTCTGGATCTGGCAGCACTGTAAACATTAGACAAACTTCTGGGACTTTTTCTGTTGGGGAACAACTTACCATCAATGGTATTGATGTCTCTGCCACAGTTTCATCAGTTATAGTATACGGAACAAGAGATATTAAATCAGTTTCTCAATCTGGTGTATCTGGTTTCCCAACATTTACAGCAGATTCTCTCTTAGATTCTATAAGTTTACCAAATGGTGTTGTTGCTGGAACTATCAGTGGTGGAAATACATTAGTAAGTCCAGGTAAAGTTTTTACTGGTGTTAAAGTTGGCGACATTATTAGATATCAAACATCATCTGGAGATGAAACATTTAATAGAGTAACTGCAAATAATACCACGTCTCTCACATTAGCGTCTTCTACGACTGTTTCTGGCGTTCATGCAGGATCTGTTTCTAATGGAACATATTCCTCAATCAAACTCGGAATACCAGTTTTAAGAAATCAAGAAAGAGCATATTTGTATGCAGAACTTCCAGATTCCAACATTGAGTCTGTTAATCTTTCAGGTTCTACTTTAAAAATATCCGAACAAATTACAGGAGAAACCACAGATTCTTCTGGCGTATTAACTTTTAATCTTTCGTCTATTAGTGGTATCACTAGTGCATTCTTTGATCCATTTGATGAAGAAAGATATTCTGTTCACTATACAGGTGGTGGAATTGGCACTGTAACATCAGATGCTTTTTCAATAAGTTCAAATACCGTAACTATTAATGGATTGACACCATCACAATCAAGCATTGTTGTTAATACGTCTCTGACAAAAAATGGTATTCAAAGTAAAATTAAAGATTACACGAGAAGTGCTGCTCTAGATGTAATATATTCAAAATATCCACAGTCTGGCGTAGGTGTTAATACTTCTGTCAATGATGGATTAACATATAATGCAAATTATGGTTTACGAGTTCAAGATGAAGAAATTTCATTAAATTGGCCAGACGTAGTAAAAGTTCTTGCTATTCTTGAGTCTTTAGATGAAAATTCTCCAACCTTAGATCAAATTCAATTTTTCGACACATCTGTTGTAAGTAATGCTATTATCGGAGAAAATATCATTAGTTCTTCTAGTAATGCAGTTGCAAGAGTTGTTGCTAAACCATCTGCACTTGTTTTATCTGTAGTTTATTTAAATCAAGATAGATTTATTTCTGGGGAATCAGTTACATTAGAGGAATCAAATAATACGGTACAAATTCAGTCGTTAACTAAGGGATCATATAAAGATATAACATCTTCCTTTATTTTAGATAAGGGTCAAAAAGAACAATATTATGATTACTCTAGATTAATTAGAAGTTCTTCCACACCAACACCATCAAGAAGATTAAAAATTATATTTGATCATTATACAATACCTGCATCAGACAATGGAGATGTTTATACTGTATTGAGTTATGGTGATGACAGATTTGCGGAGGATATCCCCGAAATAGGACCAAGAAGAGTAAGAGCATCGGATACCCTCGATTTTAGACCAAGAGTATCTCAATTTACTGTAACTAATAAATCGCCATTTGACTTCGACTCAAGAAGTTTTGGTACGCTACCAAAACTCATATTAAAACCAAAAGAGACCTCTCTGATTGGATATAATTATTATTTACCTAGAATTGATAAGGTTTATTTGGACACCTTTGGCAATTTTATTGTTCAAAAGGGAATTTCTGGCATAAATCCAAAAGCTCCATCAAATAATAATCCCAATGGATTAATGGAACTGGGAACTATTACACTTCCAGCATATCTTTATGATCCCAATGACGCCAATATATCACTCGTTGATAATAGAAGATATACAATGAGAGATATTGGTAAACTTGAAGATAGAATTGAAAATTTGGAAAGAGTTACTTCACTTTCTCTCTTGGAAGTTAATACCCAAACACTTCAGGTCCAAGATTCGCAAGGAAATAACAGATTTAAAACTGGATTCTTTGTAGATGACTTTAAAAATAATTCTCTTATTAATCTGGATGTTTCCTCAATACAAGTCAACACTGATTCGCAAGAATTAACAACAATTGTAAGTAGTAATACTCTTAAAGGACAAATTGCACCATCTACAGATATCACGGATGAAAATTTAGACCTTTCAACTAACTTTAGTTTGTTAGATTCTAATGTCCAAAAAACTGGAAATGCTATTACACTCAAGTACAATAGTGTTGGATGGATTGAACAACCCCTCGCAACTAAAGTAGAAAATGTTAATCCATTCCATGTAGTTTCTTACAATGGATTTGTTAAGTTGTCTCCATCTAGTGATAGTTGGGTGAGAACTATAAGAATTCCTGGGACCAATTCTTCTATTACAAGAAACGTTCCAGATCCAAATCGTCAGGGATCAACTGCCACAACAGTTACGTCAAATGATGTCTTAATTTCTTCTGGTAACGAACAATATATGCGTTCCAGAAATACTCAATTTTCTGCAAATAATTTAAAACCATTAACTAAATTCTATCAATTCTTTGATGGAAATGGGAGTGTGGATTTTATACCAAAACTTCTTGAAATTTCCAATGATTCCACATTAGTAAACTATGGATCTGTCGGATCTTTTGAGGTTGGAGAAACTGTAATTGGTTACAGTGATGGAAATGAATTGATCAGATTTAGATTGTGTTCTGGAAATCATAAAGAGGGTTCTTTTAACTCACCATCAAAGACTTTCAATATAAACCCATATGTAAAAGCAGAAAATCTTTCTGCAGCATATAGTCAGTCTTCCAAAGTCTTAAATATTGACACATTTGCACTTTCCGAAGAAGCACAGGGTAAGTATTATGGATATGTCAAAGCAGGAACAAAATTAGTTGGACAAACTAGTGGGGCAATTGCATATGTTAAGGATCTTCGTCTTATTAGTGATAATTATGGCGATCTTTTAGGTTCTTTCTTCTTAAGAAATCCACACACAGTTCCATCTCCTGCTGTTAGAATTACAACGGGAACAAAAACTTACAAATTAACCAATAGTTCAACTAATGCTGCTCCCATTCCTGGAAGCCAATTACAATCAACTGCAGAAACATCATATAAATCTGAAGGTAGATTTGAGGTTCGTCAACGTCAAACTACCACAGTAACTTCTAACTTCTATGATCCACTTGCACAATCATTTAGTGTCGGTGGAACAATTGATGCACCAGATTTAAATGGACAAAATAGTGATGCTAATGGAGCATTTTTGACTGCTGTAGATCTATTCTTTGCTAACAAACCATCTGGAAATGATCCTGTAAGAATTGAAGTTAGAACGGTCGAGTTAGGAACTCCAACTAGAACAATCATTGGAAATCCAGTTACTCTAACACCACCTGAAGTAAACATTTCATCAAACGGTACAACTGCAACAACAGTAACATTTGATTATCCAATTTTCTTAGCACCTGGACAAGAATATGCGATTGTTGCTGTTGCAGAAACCACTGATGAATATGAATTGTGGATAGCAGAGATGGGAGAAAGAACTGTAAATACACAATCTCTCCCAGATGCAGAAGCAGTCATATATTCCAAACAGTTTGCCCTTGGAAGTTTGTTTAAATCTCAAAATGGGTCTATTTGGACTGCTAATCAGTATCAAGATCTTAAATTTAAATTATATAAGGCAAGTTTTACATCAACTACTGGAACAGCGTTCTTCTATAATCCAACTTTGGATGAAAGTAATGGGTATGTTGAAACATTAAATAATAGTCCCATTACAACTTTACCAAAAACATTAACTCTTGGAATCACAACGGTCACTGATGCTGGAATTATTGGAATTTTAACAACTGGTAGGAAAATTTCTGGTTCGAATGGATTTGGATATGGATATGTTGTAGGATCTGGAAGTGCAGTTTCTAATGTTGCAATAACTGATGGTGGATCAAACTATCCAACAGGAACTTTTGCAAACTTAGAAACCACAAATATAGTTGGTAGTGGATCTGGTCTCAGATTAAGCATCACTGCTTCTGGTGGTGTCGTTACTGGTGTTGCAGCAACAACTGCAACAGGAAATGGATATCAAGTTGGTGATGTTGTTGGAATTGTTACAACTCTTGGAAGAGATGTAAGATTTACTATTGAGTCTATCAGTGGATTAGATACACTTTATCTCTCCAATGTACAAGGTGAAAAAGGAGCATCTAAGTCATTCCAAGTTGGTGCAGCAGTTAGTTACTACAATGATGCAGGAACTATTGTATCTCTTGCAACAACTACAATTACTGATAGGACATCAGAAGGTGCAAATCTGAACTCTGGAAATTATCTGAGAGTAAGTCATTTTGATCATGGAATGTATTCTTCCACGAACAAGGTTGTTCTTTCTGGAATTGAACCAAATGTCCCATCCACAACACTATCTTCATCTCTCAATATAGATGAGACAGCAACTATTAGTGTTGCAAGTACATCAAACTTTGCCACATTTGAGGGTCAAACTGTTTCAGGTTCTTATCTTGGATATGTCAAAATTGGAGATGAAATAATCTCATATAATGATGTTGGAAGTGGAACATTATCGATAAGTTCAAGATCTGTAGAAGGAAAAGTTCAACCACATGAATCTGGATCTTTAGTTACAAAGTATGAACTTAATGGTGTATCTCTCAGAAGAATTAATGGAGTTACTCATGACATAAGTTCTTTGGGTAATGACATTGATCAATATCATATTGCGATTGACATGTCTACTAATGGATCTGACAGATCAAATGATGGAGATACATCTGGAACTCCTCAACTTTCATTTAATTCCGAAGCATCTCTTGGAGGAGCAAATTGTAAAGCAACTGAAAATATTCAATTCAATGAAATTGTTCCAAATTATGATATTTTGACTCCAGGTTCCTCAACTTCCGTAACTGCATCCGTAAGAACGACTACAGGAACAAGTGTAGATGGAAATGAATCATCTTTTGTTGACAATGGATTTGAAAATGTTGAGATAAATGAAGTAAATAGATTGAGTTCTGTTAGACTTGTAGCATCAAACATTAATGAAACAACGAGACTTACAAATCTACCTAGAAATAAGTCTTTCACTACAGGAATAACATTAAACACATCAGATACTAATTTATCACCGATAATCTACACTGATACTGCACTGACTGAATTTAGACTGAATAGATTAAATAATCCTATTTCGGACTATACGACAGATAATAGAGTAAATTCACTACTATTCGATCCACATTCAGCAGTTTACGTTTCTAATACTGTAAATCTTACACAAGCTTCAACTTCTTTAAAAGTGATACTTGCAGCATACAGACATGAATCTGCTGATTTTAGAGTTCTTTATAGTTTAATTAGAGCAGACTCTAGTGAAGTTACCCAAGAATTTGAGTTGTTCCCTGGATATGATAACTTAACTGTTGGTGCTGATGGAGCACTTTCTCCAGTTGATTCTGCTAAAAATAGTGGAAGACCTGATACCTTTGTTCCTGCAAGTTTGGAAAATCAATATCTTGAGTATGAATTTACTGCTAATGACTTAGATCTGTTTACTGGTTATACAATTAAAATTGTACTGTCTGGAACTGATCAGGCACATGCTCCAAGAATCAAAGATTTGAGGACAATCGCTCTGGTATGATAAGAGTTGACGGACATAAAAATCTCTACAGGGATGAAAAAAGTGGTGCCATAGTAAACTGTGACACCACTTCATATAATCAATATGTAAATTCTCTACAACATAAAGAGATGCAAAGACAGGAATTGGATAGAATGAAAAATGATATCGATGAGATAAAATCACTACTAAAGGAATTGCTAAATAAGAAATAATTTAATGGACGTGCTGCAAATATAAATATCTGTAGGAATACTTTTAAATCTAATAATGGCAGTTTATGTATCTAACATTGTAATTGAACAGGGATTTGACTTTGACACGTCTTTCCAGCTGGAAGATACTAGAACAAATTCTCCATTGGATTTAACTGGCACTACTACTTCAGGGCAACTAAGAAAACATTATGGATCTACATCTAAAGTATCTTTTGCATCTACAGTGAGTAATGCTGAAGGTGGTGTCATTACAATTTCATTGACTGGTACTCAAACACTTGATTTAAAACCGGGGCGATATGTTTATGATGTGAAGATATTAAATTCTGGTAGAGAGTATAAAGCCGTTGAAGGGTCAGCACTAGTACGCGGGGGAGTCACCAGGTAATGCCTAATATTAACGACAGGATTGGGTCACAGAACGTAATTAGGGTATTATCTAACGCTTCTGCACCCCCAACACGAATAGTCAACTTAAATGACATAGATACCGCCCTAAAGACAAAGGACGGGGTGCTTCTTGTTTGGAACCTCTCGGATGAGAAGTTCTATATGACGGATACGATTGATTCGTCTTCGTTAATTGCCACAGGAATAGTTACATTTTCTAATACCACACAATCTACGTCAACCACAACTGGAGGAGTAATTTTTAGTGGTGGTGTTGGTATTGCAAAGGATTTAAACGTAGGTGGTAACGCAAAGGTAGTAGGTGTCGTAACATTTGGAACTGGAACCATTGTTGTAAATGGTGATAGTAACATCATAACCGTAGGAACTGGTGTAACTATAAGTTCTTCGGAAGGAATAACGGCACCATCTCTCAATATTCTTGGACCACTAACAGCACAGTCACTGAATATTAGTGGAGTATCAACACTCGCTTCTGCTGGAGGAATCACAACCACTGGCGGAAATCTTTTTGTAAACAATGATTTAACTGTTGGTCAAAACTTAAAGGTTGATGGTACATCTGAATTTATTGGTATTGTAACCTTTAGGGGAGGAACTATAAATCTTGGTGATGCTGTTAGTGATGACATTAACATTGGTGGTGAATTTATATCAGATCTGAATCCAAGTGATGATGCAAGTTATGATCTTGGTATTACAACACAAAGATGGAGAAATGCACGATTCTCCGGTCTTGTAACAACAACGGATTTATTCGTATCTGGTGTATCTACCTTTATTGGTGATACAAATATTGATGGTAATGTTGATGTTGATGGAAACTTAGTAATTGATGACCTTCTGGTCTCTGGAATCTCAACATTTTCCTCGGATATTGACATCAATGCTTCTATTGATGTTGATGGTTTATCAGAACTTGATGAACTGAATGTTTCTGGTCTATCAACTTTTGCATCGGACGTAGATGTAAACGCATCGGTAGATATTTCCTCTAACTTAATTGTAGATGGATTATCAGATTTAGATGAACTAAATGTTGCAGGTCTTTCTACATTCGCTTCCAATTTAGACATTAATGCTTCTGTAGATATAAGTAGCAATTTAGTTGTTAATGGCAATCTGCAGACAGTTGGAGTAACAACACTTGCTTCTTCTGGTGGTATTACTACAACTGGTGGAAATCTTTTTGTAAACAATGATTTAACTGTTGGTCAAAACTTAAAGGTTGACGGCACATCTGAATTTATTGGTATTGTCACATTTAGAGGTGGAACGATCAATCTTGGTGATCAAGACACTGATGATATTAATATTGGTGGCGAATTTGTATCAGATCTGAACCCAAGTGATGATGCAAGTTACGATTTGGGTATTGTCGGCAAACGCTGGAAGGATGCAAGATTTTCTGGTCTGGTAACCTCAACAAATTTATATGTTTCTGGGATATCCACATTTGAAGGGAATCAGTTTACTACTGGAAATGTATCAATTACTGGTTTTGCAACAGTAACCGATGGTTTGTTTTATGAAGTAGGAGATTTTGATGGTCCTAATGGAGTTGCATATTTTGATGATACTGGAAAACTGATTGGTGCTGCAAGTACAGAATCTGGAATAAGTACTAGTAATTATGTCTTAACAACAAATGCAAGTGGCATACCAGTTTGGACAGATACAATTGATGGAGGACAGTTCTGATGGCAAAACCAAGCACTAGACAAGGACTTATTGATTATTGTTTGAGAAGACTTGGAGCTCCTGTATTAGAAATAAACGTTGACGATGAGCAGATTGATGATTTAGTAGATGATGCCATTCAGTATTTTAATGAACGTCACTATGATGGTGTGGAAAAGATGTACTTAAAGTACAAAATAACTGATGATGATCTTGCTAGAGGTAGGGCAAAAAATACTGATGGAGTTGGAATTGTAACAACAACTGGAACCTCAACGATTGTTGGAACAGCAACTACTTTTAGTTTTTATGAAAACTCAAATTATATACAAGTTCCAGAATCTGTAATAGGAATTGAGAAAATATTTAAATTTGACACTAGTTCTATTTCTGGCGGAATGTTCAGTATAAAATATCAATTATTTTTAAATGACCTTTATTATTTTAATTCTGTAGAACTTTTACAGTATTCTATGGTAAAATCATATCTTGAGGATATTGACTTTTTATTGACAACAGACAAGCAAGTTAGATTTAATAAAAGACAAGATAGATTGTACCTAGATATTGATTGGGGATCTCAAGCAGCTGGTGATTATTTAGTTTTGGAATGTTATAGAGCATTAGATCCTGATTCATTTACTCAGGTATATAATGATAGTTTTGTAAAGCAATACCTTACTGCTCTCATAAAGAGACAATGGGGTCAGAATTTGATTAAGTTCCAAGGAGTAAAACTTCCTGGAGGAACGGAATTAAATGGAAGACAACTTTATGAGGATGGCGTAAGAGACCTTGAGGAAATAAAACAAAGAATGTCTTCAGAGTATGAATTGCCACCCATGGACTTAATTGGATAATTATGACTTTAAATCCATTTTTCCTACAAGGATCTCCAGGTGAACAGAGACTTGTTCAAGATCTAATTAACGAACAACTCACTGTATACGGTGTTGAGGTATACTATCTACCAAGAAAGATTTTCAAAACTGATAATATAATCAGAGAAATACAATCATCAAAGTTTGATGATGTTTTTTTGATTGAGGCATATATTAACAACTATGACGGATATGCTCCAGGGAGTGATTTAATGACCAAATTTGGTCTTAAATTACAAAATGAACTTAGTCTAACTATATCAAGAGAAAGATACGAAGACTTTATCGCCCCATTTTTGGAGGGTATTTCATCTGGTATTAGAGAGGGTAGAATTTTAGATTATGACTTTGCGGACTTGATTGAAAGACCAAAAGAAGGAGACTTGATTTATTTTCCTCTAGGAGAAAGACTTTTTGAGATAAAAAGAGTAGAGTCTGAAAAACCTTTTTATCAATTAGGCAAAAATTATGTTTATGAATTGAATTGTGAACTTTATGAATATGAAAATGAACTTATTGACACCGCTATTGACGAAGTTGATAATACTGTAGAAGACGAAGGATATATTACAACTTTAAGATTAGTTGGTACTGCGATAACTGCCACGGCAGCTTCAAATATAACTATATCTGGTATAACGACAAACTTACCATCCATTGGTCAAATTATTTTGACTAATGATGGATCTGGATATACAAGCACACCAACTGTTACTATATCTCCACCATCTTCTGGTGTTGGAACGGTTACGGCAACTGCTGTTGCTATAACCACCTCTGTAGGAAATGTGCAGTCTATAAAGGAGATACTCTTAACAAATACTGGATTTGGATACACAACTTCAGATCCACCAACGGTTACTATTAGTGGTGGTGGCGGTGCTGGAGCAGCTGCTACCGCAATAGTTGTAACTGGTGGAATATTGTCATTTTCTATTACTAATCAAGGAAAAGGATATTATGGTAGCGAACCAACTGTAACCATAACTGGACCTTCTATTGGACAAACTGCAATTGCAAAGGCGTCTGTGTCTGATGGTGAAGTCACTGGTCTTAAGATAGTGAATGCTGGATACGGATATACACAGGCACCAACCGTAACCATCTCAAGTCCAGTAGCTGGAGTTGGAACTTTCTATTACAATGAGGAGGTTACAGGACAATCTTCCGGTGTTACTGCAAGAGTTAGAAACTTTAAGAGAAGAACTGATATTAGTGTTCAGTTTGCACCTGTAGACTTGCAAGTTTCCCTAAATACTGGAAACTTCTTAGTTGGTGAAACAATCATTGGTGGAATATCAACAGCAACTTATGTTGTAGAATCCTATAACCGTGAAAGTTATGATAATCCATATGATGTAAATGAAGAGATTGAAACTGAAGCAGACGGCATTTTAGACTTTACAGAGTCTAACCCATTCGGAGAATATTAATGTTAGGTACTTACTTTTATCACGAGATTATAAGAAAAACAATCATTGGATTTGGAACGTTGTTTAATAATGTTTATATTAGACACTCCAAAGACAATGGGAATGTATTGGACGAAACTAAAGTAGGTATTTCCTATGGTCCGATGCAAAAGTTTCTGACAAAAATTCAGGAACAGGCAGAGTTGAATAAATCTATTGCTATTACTCTACCAAGAATGTCATTTGAAATGGTTTCTATTCAATATGATCCTGCCAGAAAGGCAGGTGTCACTCAAACTTTTAAAGCATCCGCTGGGGCAAATTTAAAAAAAGTTTATATGCCAGTTCCATATAATATTGGATTTGAACTTAATATTTTTAGCAAATTAAATGACGATGCACTTCAAATAATTGAACAGATTTTGCCATTTTTCCAACCAGCATTTAATTTAACAATAGATTTAGTAAGTTCTATCGGGGAAAAGAGAGATGTTCCCATAGTTTTGGATAGCATAGATTTCCAAGATGATTATGAGGGAGATTTTAATACTAGAAGGGCTCTGATATATACTTTAAGATTTACTGCTAAAACTTATCTGTTTGGACCTGTTTCAGATTCTACAGACAGTATCATTCGTAAGGTACAAGCAGATATTCACACAGATACCAATATAGCAACAGCAAAACGTGAAATGAGGTATACTGTTACACCAGATCCAATTTCTGCTGGACCAAGTGATGATTTTGGATTTAACGAATCATGGGAAATTCTTACAGACTCCAAAACATATAGTCCTACTCAGCAGGAAGACATTTGATAAATTATGAATAATAATTATGATTCTATAGACAAGGCTCTCAACACCGAGAGTAGTATTGTGGAGACTAAAAATGTTTCTGCGGAGATAGATATTGTTAAACCAAAGGGTCCAGATATTGAAAAGGACTATGAATATACCCGCGCAAATTTATATTCATTGATTGAGAAGGGGCAAGAAGCAATTAATGGAATTATGGAACTTGCTGGTGAAGGTGGAAGTCCAAGAGCATATGAAGTTGCCGGACAATTAATCAAAAGTGTTGCCGATACAACAGACAAATTGATTGATTTGCAGAAAAAACTAAAAGATGTTCAGGATGAAAATGTAAAAACGACGAATAACGTTACCAATAACGCAGTATTTGTTGGATCAACATCTGAGTTGCAAAAATTACTTAAGCAAGGTTTTCTAAATAATAAAGAATAAACTTGTTTTCTGATGGGTTGGTCTGAAAAATATAAAAAATCAATTGATTGTGGCAACCCAAAAGGTTTTAGTCAACGTGCTCACTGCCAAGGGCGAAAAAAGAAAATGACAGAAGAAAAAAAAGATCATGAATATTCTATGGCTCGTTCTGAGTTAAGAACGGTCTCTAATGCAGTTAAACGTCTTCAGAAGAAGATGGGTAAAAAGGGTGAAGGTAATTTAGAAGCATGGGTACAGTCTAAAATTACCAAAGCAGCAGATTATATTGACACAGCAGCAGATTATGTTGATAGTGGAGAAATGAAAGAAGAGGCAAATGGTAGGTGTAAATCTGGACACTACTATTGCTATACTGACAAAAAATGTAAACCAATTCCCAAGGGATTTAAGGTTGTTGGACCAGCAGGATATCTTCGTAAAGAAAATGGACACTCCGTAGATGATGATTCATCCGAAGATTCGAATGGTTCAAATGGTAATGGTAATGGTAATGATGCTAGTATGGGTGAAGAAGTAGTTAATGAAGAAGGTCTCCTTGATTGGTTTGGCAAATCCGAATCAAAAGATGGTAAGAAAGGTTGGGTCAACGTGGTGACTGGTGATTCTTGTGCCAGTGATAAACCAGGTGAAGGCATTCCTAAGTGCGTATCTTCTGCAAAGAGAGCAAGTATGTCTAAGAAGGAAAGACTTGCTGCCGCTGCTGCTAAAAGAAGAGAGGATCCAGGTCAGCAAGAAAAATCAGGTGCTTCTAAACCAACAATGGTAAAAACTGATAGAAAGGTAAGAAAAGAAGAAATGGAAGTTAATGAAGCAAAGGACAAACCAGGTAAGGGTAGTGGAAAGAAAGATGCTTGCTACAATAAAGTAAAGTCGCGCTATAGTGTTTGGCCAAGTGCATATGCTTCTGGTGCATTAGTCAAGTGTCGTAAAGTAGGTGCCGCTAACTGGGGTAACAAGTCTGAGAGTTATGACTTCTCAAACTGGAGAGATGACTTTAAAGCATTTGAAATTGAAACAGTAAATCTTATTGAACCAGAACCAATTAAAGGTGGACAACCTATTGATGAAAAATGTTGGGTTGGATATAAGCAACTTGGTATGAAAAAGAAGGGAGAAAAAATGGTTCCTAATTGTGTTAAGGAAGAAGAAATAAACGAAATTCATAAACAAGCACACACACCACATGAAGTTCCTTCCGGAAGTAATCTTAAAAAATTAGTTAGTAAAGCATCAAAAAGAATTGACACTGATGCTGATGGTGATGTAGATAATAATGATAAGGCAAAAGGAGAACTTGGAGAATTTATTCCTGGTGTAGGTAATAAAAGACTTTACAGTATGACTAGACCTAAAACCGCGAAAGAAAATTTCTCAAACTGGAGAGAAGATCTAGGTGAAGATTGGCAAAAAGTCAATAAGTCCGATAAAACTGATGGTATGAGTCCTGCAGCAGTTAAGGCATATCGCCGTGAGAACCCAGGTTCCAAACTTAAGACTGCTGTAACTGGTGATCCAAAACCGGGCAGTAAGGATGCCAAGCGCAGAAAGTCCTTCTGCTCGCGCTCTAAGGGGCAGCAAGACATGCATAACATTGATTGCTCAAAAGACCCCGATAAAGCAATTTGCAAAGCCCGTCGTCGCTGGAAGTGCTGATCAATGAAAAGTTTTCAAAAATTTCTATCAGAAAGCATCACCATCAATGGTGACTTTAATGGAACCCTCAATGTTGGGGGTTCTCAACCAGAACCAGAACAACCACAAGAATCTTTCTTTGCTGATGTTGTCTGGGAAGGAAAGATGTACCGTCTAGAAGTAGAAGGTACAATGATTTCTAAGAATGAACTCGCAGAACAAATTCAAGGAGAGTATCCTGGAGCGATTGTTCATCAGATCTATCCTGGTCAGGTAAATACTTCTAGAATCAAAAACGCACAGAGATATCAACCAGAAAGATTATCGTGGAGTGATTAATGGCTCAGTGGAATAAAAAAGAACAAGACTTCCTAAACCAAGAGAGAAGTCTCTTTGAGGTTTATAATATCGCAGATCACTGGGGAAACCAAACAGATTGGAGACCTCAGTTTTCTGACAATAACAGACTAAAGGTTGCTCCCTTCCAAACAGTTTTCTTCAATACTTTCCAGTATGGTAAGGAGACTGATGTTTGGGATGAGAGAGTCACTGGTGTTGGAACTGCTACTCATAATGCCAATTCCAGTAATGTGGTTATGGAAGTTGGTTCCACTGCTGGTAGTAAGGTTGTCAGGCAGACTAAACAGGTAATGAGATACATTCCTGGTAGACCAGCGACTCTCGCATTTGCAATTCGTCTAGAAGCACCACAAGTCGGTATTCGCAGAAGATTCGGATTGTTTAATGAGACTGATGGTGCTTTCTTTGAGGATGATGGTGGCACATATTCTTATGTAATTCGCAGCAGTGCAACTGGTATCACTACAGAAACAAGAGTAACCAGAGAAAACTGGAACGG